CCACGGCACATGGTGAGCGCGCGCGGCACGGTGCGCACGGCCGACGATGTGGCACGGCTGAAATACGTCCCCAACAGCGCCGGCACGCCGCTCGGGCGGGCGCTTTTGTCGAAGGATGTGGACCTTGAGCGCGCGCTGGCCTTCGCGGCCTCGGAAGCCGACCCGGTGGCCGAATTCCAGTGAGGCCCGAGGGTGGAATGGTGCGGCCGCGCGGGATCAAGGCGCGGGGGGCGGGGTTTGCCCCGACCTGGCCGGAACAAGCCGCTTTGAACACGCACAGGTAGCCGCGCCGCGCCTGCCGATGCGCCGCACGCCCCGCCCGGGGCGCGGACAGGCCGAAAACAGGAGTTGCCGCCCGCCCGCCGAGAATTTCGGCGTTTTTTGCAAGGGTTGGCCGGGGATCGTCGCCCTTTCCCCGTTGGGCTTGCCCCCCGGGGGCAAGGCAGGGTATGAGCGGCGGGCAAATTTGGGAAAGGGCAGCATAATGCGTCGTGTCGTCGTCACAGGTCTGGGTTTGGTCACGCCCCTGGCGGATGGGGTCGAGGAAAGCTGGAGCCGCATTCTCGACGGACAGTCGGGCGCGGGCCCGATCACCAAGTTCGACGCCGCCCGGGTGACGACGAAATATGCCTGCGAGGTGCCGCTGGGCGATGGCAGCGACGGGACGTTCAACCCCGACATCTATATGGAGCCCAAGGAGCGGCGCAAGGTCGACGATTTCATCCTGTTCGGCATGGCGGCGGCCGACCAGGCGGTGCGCGACGCGGGCTGGACGCCCGAGGACGAGGACAGCCGGCTTCGCACCGGGGTGATGATCGGATCTGGCATCGGGGGGCTGCAATCCATCGAGCAGACCACGCTTTTGATGCATGAGAAGGGGCCGCGGCGGGTATCGCCCTTCTTCATTCCCGGCGCGCTGATCAACCTTGTCAGCGGGCAGGTGGGCATCCGCTATGGCTTCAAGGGACCCAACCACGCGGTGGTGACGGCCTGTTCGACAGGCGCGCACGCGATCGGCGATGCTTCGCGGCTGATCCAGTACGGCGATGCCGACGTGATGATCGCGGGGGGTGCGGAATCGGCGATTTGCGAGATCGGCATTGCCGGGTTCAACGCCTGCAAGGCGCTGTCGACCAAGCATGGCGACAATCCGCAGGCCGCAAGCCGCCCCTATGACGCGGATCGCGACGGGTTCGTGATGGGCGAGGGCGCGGGCGTCGTGGTGCTGGAGGAATACGAGCACGCGCGCGCGCGCGGCGCCAAGATCTATGCCGAGATTCTGGGTTACGGGCTGTCGGGCGACGCCTATCACATCACCGCGCCCAGCGAGGATGGCGACGGGGGCTTCCGGGCGATGCAGGCGGCTCTGAAGAACGGCGGGCTGGAGCCGGGCGAGGTGGATTACATCAACGCGCATGGCACCTCGACCATGGCGGACACGATCGAGTTGCAGGCGGTGGAGCGGCTTTTGGGCAAAACGGCGGCGCAGGCGACGATGAGTTCGACCAAATCCTCGACCGGGCATCTGCTGGGCGCGGCCGGCGCGATCGAGGCGATCTTCTCGATTCTGGCCATTCGCGACCAGGTGGCGCCGCCGACGATCAACCTGGACAACCCGGCGGTGGAAACGCCGCTGGACCTGGCGCCGAACGGCAAGCGGGCGCGCAAGATCGCGGTGGCGATGTCCAACAGCTTCGGCTTCGGCGGCACCAACGCGTCGCTTTGCGTGGGGACGCCGCGGTAATGTGGCGGCATATCGCCTCGAATTTCCTGACCTTCCTTGTGGTGTTGGCGTTTCTCGTCGCCGGGGTGATCCTGTGGGGGCAGAGCCGGTACAACGCCGAGGGGCCGCTTGAGGGGTCGATCTGCCTGCGGGTCGAGCGCGGCAGCACGATGCGCGCGGTGTCGGAGCAATTGGCGGAGCGCGGCGCGATTCGCAGCGATACGATCTTTCGTATCGGCACCGATTACACCGACAAGGCCGGCGCGCTGAAGGCGGGAAGCTGGCTGATCCCCGAGGGCGCCAGCATGGCGGAGGTGGCCGATCTGATCACCCGCGGAGGGGCGAGTACCTGCGGCACGGAAGTGGTTTACCGGATCGGCGTGACGCGGGTGGGCGCGGAGGTGCGCGAGCTGGACCCCAAGACGGAACGCTACGAAGAGGTGGCGGAGTTCGACCTGCTGGCCGGGGAGGCGCCGGCGACCTATTCGGAGGTGATCGAACAGGCCGACACGCGCTATCGCTTTGACATTGCCGAGGGGGTGACAAGCTGGCAGATCGTGCAGGCGCTGGAGGCCGCCGAGATGCTGGAGGGCGAGATCGAGGGCATCCCGCCCGAGGGCAGCCTTGCGCCGTTCAGCTACGAGGTGGAGGCGGGCGATGCGCGCGCCGCGCTGCTGGAGCGGATGAAGGAGGTGCAGAAGACGCGCCTTGCCGCCGCCTGGGAGGCGCGCGACGCCGATCTGCCGCTCGCCTCGCCGATGGAGGTGCTGATCCTGGCCTCGATCATCGAGAAGGAAACCGGGGTGCCCGAGGAGCGCCGGCAGGTGGCCAGCGTCTTTGTCAACCGGCTGAACCGGGGGATGCGGCTTCAGACCGACCCGACGGTGATTTACGGGATCACCAATGGCGAGGGAGCGCTTGGCCGGGGCTTGCGGCAGAGCGAACTTCGCCGTGCAACCCCGTACAATACCTATGTGATCGAGGGTTTGCCGCCCACGCCCATCGCCAACCCGGGCGAGGCCAGCCTGATGGCTGCGGTCCAGCCGGCGGAGACGGATTACGTGTTCTTCGTGGCCGATGGCACCGGAGGGCACGCCTTTGCAGAAACGCTGGACGAGCATAACGAGAACGTCGCCCGCTGGCGCCGGATCGAGGCCGAGCGCGCGCAGGACTGAGCCCGCGTCGGGGCGCCGCCCGGAAAAACAAAGTGAAAAATTCGTAAATTTTACGGACGCTTGAGGGGCAAACTTCAAGCGCAACAGATTGACTTTGCCGCCTTGCACACGTATAGATTGTGCTGCGTGTGGGGTGGGCACGGAGCGCGGACCGGCAGGACAAGACCGGCGGCCATATATGGCCTCTCCGACAGGGGTGCCCGAGGGTAGAGCACGCGGCACGAGCGGAAAAACATGATCCTGATTACAGCAGACGAGGGGCCTGCGGGCCTGGCAACCTCGATCGGCCTGCTGGAACGTCAACTGGCGGACCTGCGGGCGGAGATGGAGGTCATCTACGAGCGGATCAAGGGCGGCGAACTGGAGCAGATCAGAAATGCCTCCAGGATCACCGGCGAGATCCGGCAATGGTTGAAGATTGCGCTGGAAGCGGAGGTGCAGCTTGAAAAACACAAGTCCAAGGAAGAGGGAGTCGGCCGCGAGTTCGCGATTGATTTCGACGCCGCCCGGAGTGCGATCCGGGGCCAGCTGGATCGTCTCGCAAGGGCGCGAGACGATTGATGAATTTCTCGACAACCTGGGCAAGGGCGAGCTTCTGGCGCTGCCCTACCTGTTCGAGTTCTGGGCGATGGAGCATCAGCTTGCGCCGGCGGGGGACTGGCGATCCTGGGTGATCATGGGCGGGCGCGGCGCGGGCAAGACCCGCGCGGGCGCGGAATGGGTGCGCGCGCAGGTCGAGGGGGCCAAGCCGCGGGACGCGGGGGCTTGCAAGACGGTGGCGCTGGTGGGCGAGACCTTCGACCAGGCGCGCGACGTGATGGTGTTCGGCGAAAGCGGCATCCTTGCCTGTTCGCCGCCCGACCGGCGGCCGGATTGGCAAGCCTCGCGCCGGCGCCTTGTCTGGCCCAACGGTGCGACGGCGCAGGTGTTCTCGGCGCATGAGCCCGAGGCCCTGCGCGGGCCGCAATTCGACTGTGCCTGGGCCGACGAGCTGGCCAAGTGGAAGAAGGCGCAGGAGGTGTGGGACATGCTGCAATTCGCGCTGCGGCTGGGCGAGCGGCCGCAAGCCTGCGTGACGACGACGCCGCGCAACGTGGGCATTCTCAAAGAGCTTCTGACCCGCGAGACGACGGTGGCGACCCATGCGCCGACCGAGGCCAATGCCGCCAATCTGGCGCAATCCTTCCTGGAAGAGGTGCGCGCGCGCTATGCCGGCACGCGGCTGGGCCGGCAGGAGCTGGACGGGGTGCTGCTGGAGGAGGCGGAAAACGCGCTTTGGGGCGCGCGCAAGCTGGAGACCTGCCGCGTGGCGGCCCCGCCCGAGCTTGACCGCATCGTGGTGGCGATCGACCCGCCGGTGACGGGCAAGGCCGGATCGGACGATTGCGGCATCGTCGTGGCCGGGGCGGTGACGCAAGGCCCGGTGCAGGACTGGCGGGCCTATGTGCTGGCCGATTGCAGCCTGTCCAGCGCCGGGCCGTCGGCCTGGGCGGCGGCGGCGATCCGCGCGATGGAGCGGTTCGGGGCCGACAAGCTGGTGGCCGAGGTCAACCAGGGCGGGGACCTGGTGACGGAGGTGATCCGGCAGGTCGACCCGCTGGTGCCGGTCAAGACGGTACATGCCAGCCGCGGCAAGGCCGCGCGGGCCGAGCCGGTGGCCGCGCTCTATGACCAGGGGCGGGTGCAGCATGTGGGCGATCTGGGCGCGCTGGAAGACCAGATGTGCGCGATGACGCCGCGTGGCTTCGAGGGGCCGGGCAGCCCGGACCGGGTGGATGCGCTGGTCTGGGCGCTGACCGAGCTTATGATCGCGCCGGCGGCGAAGTGGCGTCGCCCGCAGGTGCGCGTGGTGTGAGGCGCGGCGGGCGCGATTCGGGCGCGATGCGGGCGCAACACCCGCCGCGCGGTCCTCTAGAATTTTCGTAAACCTTTTGCTGTCTGATGCCCATCAAGCGCGGGACAGTTTGCCCCGCAACGGCAAAGACAGCAGATCAAGGAGATCTTCCGAAATGATCCTGGATTTCTTCCGGCAGGGCGGTACGGCCGAGACGGTGCCCGAACAAAAGGCCAGCGCGACCGGCCCGATCATGGCCTGGCACGGCGCGGGCCGCGTGGCCTGGAGCCCGCGCGACACCGTCACGCTGACGAAAACCGGGTTCGCGGGCAACCCGGTGGGGTTTCGCTGCGTCAAGATGGTGGCCGAGGCGGCGGCGTCGCTGCCGCTGGTCTTGCAGGACGCGACCGAGCGCTATGCCGAGCACCCGCTTCTGAGCCTGCTCAAGCGGCCCAACCCGGGGCAGGGGCGGGCGGAGCTGTTCGAGGCGCTGTTCGGCCAGCTTCTGCTGACCGGCAATGCCTATCTGGAGGCCGTGGGCGGCGGCGAGGGCCGGGCGCCGGCGGAGCTTCACGTGCTGCGCTCGGACCGGATGAGCGTGGTGCCGGGCGCCGATGGCTGGCCGGTGGGCTATGAATATGCCGTGGGCGGGCGGCGGCACCGTTTCGACGTGAGTGCCGTGCCGCAGGTGATCTGCCATATCAAGAATTTCCACCCGCAGGACGACCATTACGGCCTGTCGGCCTTGCAGGCCGCCGCGCAGGCGGTGGATGTGCACAATTCGGCCAGCCGCTGGTCGAAGGCGCTTCTGGATAATGCCGCGCGCCCCTCTGGCGCGATCGTGTATCGCGGCGCCGAGGGACAGGGCACGCTGAGCGCCGATCAGTATGACCGGCTGGTCTCGGAGATGGAGACGCATCATCAGGGGGCGCGCAATGCGGGGCGTCCGATGCTGCTGGAGGGGGGGCTCGATTGGAAGCCGATGGGGTTCAGCCCGTCGGACATGGAGTTCCAGAAGACCAAGGAGGCCGCGGCGCGCGAAATCGCGCTGGCCTTCGGGGTGCCGCCGATGCTGCTGGGGATACCGGGGGATGCGACCTATGCCAATTACCAGGAGGCGCATCGCGCGTTCTACAGGCTGAGCGTGCTGCCGATGGTGTCGCGGGTGGCGGCGGGCGTGGGCCATTTCCTGTCGGGGTTCACGGGCGAGCGGCTGGAGCTGCGGCCCGATCTGGACCAGGTGCCGGCGCTGGCGGCCGAGCGCGACGCGCAATGGGGCCGCGTGGCGGGGGCCGATTTCCTAACCCGGGCGGAGAAGCGCGCGCTTCTGGGCCTGCCGGCGCTGTCGGGCGAGACGGACGGCGAAGCGGACGGGGACGAGGCCGCCGATGCCGGGTGAAGAGGTGCCGACGCGATACGGGTTCGAGGCGTTCGAATGCGCGCCGGCGCTGCGGCTGCAGGCGCATGAGCGGGTGTTCAAGCTGCAGCACGACACGCTGAGCCAGCGGCTGGACAAGATCGAGGCGCTGATCGAGCGGCTGGAGCGGCGGCTGTGGCTTGCGGTTTACGGGGTGGCCGCGGCGCTGCTGGGCCAGGCGATCTTGCCGCTGCTGACGGCGATGCCCTGAAGGGGCGCAGGAAAAGGGTGACGAGAATGGACATGGATATGCAACTTGAACGCAAGTTCTGCCGTTTCGACGAGGCGCTCGCGGTGAGCGATGGCAGCGTGATCGAAGGCTACGCGAGCCTGTTCGGCGACCAGGACCGGGGCGGCGATATCGTCGAGCCGGGCGCCTATGCGGCCTCGCTTGCCCGGCTGAAGGCCGAGGGCCGGCAGGTGAAGATGCTGTGGCAGCACGACCCGGCCCAGCCCATTGGGGTATGGGACGAGGTGCGCGAGGACGCGCGCGGCCTTTACGTGAAGGGCCGGCTTCTGGACCAGGTGGCGCGCGCGCGGGAGGCGGCGGCGCTGATCGCCGCGCGGGCCATCGACGGGCTGTCGATCGGGTACCGGACCGTGACGGCGGCGAAGAACGACAAGGGCCGCAGGCTCTTGCGGGAACTGGAGCTGTGGGAGGTGTCGCTGGTGACATTCCCGATGCTGCCCAGTGCGCGGGTGGGGGCCAAGGGCGAGACCCTGGCCGGGGACACCTTGCGCGAATTGGCGGCGGCCTTCGAGGACGCGCGCCGGGAGATGGCGCGGGACTAGGGCGCGTCTCAAACACCACCTCAAGCAACAGGAAGAGCGATGAGCAAGACCGAGGCAAGGCCTCGGACTGGGGGAGATGTGTCTCCGATGTCCGAGGTGAAATCCGCGATGGCGGGATTCATGAGCGAGTTCAAGGGCTTTCGGGCCGACATTCAGCAACGACTTCAACAGCAGGAAGACCAGATGACCAAGATGGAACGCAAATCCGCGGGCGCGATGCGCCCGGCCCTGGCCGCCACGGCCGATTTCGAGGCCCCGCATCAGAAGGCGTTCGACGCCTATCTGCGCTCGGGCGATGATGACGGCCTGCGCGGGCTGGAACTGGAAGGCAAGGCGATGAGCACCGCCGTGGCCGGCGATGGCGGCTACCTTGTCGATCCGCAGACCGCCGACACGGTCAAGAGCGTGCTGGCCTCGACCGCGTCGATCCGCGCGATCGCTAACGTGGTGCAGGTCGAGGCCACCTCCTTCGACGTGTTGATCGACCACACGGATGTGGGCCATGGATGGGCCACCGAGACCGGCCCGGTCGCCGAGACCGGCACGCCCACCATCGACCGCATCACCATCCCGCTGCACGAGCTGTCGGCCCTGCCCAAGGCGAGCCAGCGGCTGCTGGATGACAGCGCCTTCGATATCGAGGCGTGGCTGGCGGGGCGCATCGCCGACAAGTTCGCCCGCGCCGAGGCCGATGCCTTCGTCAATGGCGACGGGGTGGACAAGCCCGTGGGCTTTTTGACCCATTCGGTGGTCGATAACGCCAGCTGGGCCTGGGACAGCCTGGGCTACGTGGCCACGGGCGTGGACGGCGATTTCAACGGCGGCGACGGCATCGTCGACCTGGTCTATGCGTTGGGCGCGCAGTACCGCGCCAACGGCACCTTCGTGATGAATTCGAAGACCGCGGGCGCGGTGCGCAAGCTCAAGGATGCCGATGGCCGCTTCTTGTGGTCGGACGGGCTGGCGGCGGGCGAGCCCGCGCGGCTGATGGGATATCCGGTGCTGATCGCCGAGGACATGCCCGATATCGCCAGCGACGCCACCGCGATCGCCTTCGGCGATTTCAGCGCCGGTTACACGATCGCCGAACGCCCGGACCTTCGGGTGCTGCGCGACCCGTTCAGCGCCAAGCCGCATGTGCTGTTCTACGCCACCAAGCGCGTGGGCGGCGACGTGAGCGATTTCGCCGCGATCAAGCTGCTGAAATTCGGCCTGTCCTGAGGGGGGTGACGCGGGCGGTGGCATGGGGCCGCCGCCCGGGGGCGCGCGCGTGGCGGGCGAAGGGCGCCCGCCTTGGGGATGTGTCCTCTGGCTTCTGCCCTCTGACAGAGCGATGCGGAGATATGCGCCCCTGTCAAGCGAGGGGGCCGGAGTTCTTGGAGTAAGTCCATGATATTGATTGAAGAAACAGAGGTTCCGCAGGCCGCGATACCCCTCGACGCATTCAAGGCGCATCTGCGGCTTGGAACGGGCTTTTCCGACGGGGACGTGCAGGAGCCGGTGCTTGAAAGCTTTCTGCGGGCGGCCGTATCGGCCATCGAGGCGCGTACCGGAAAGGTGCTGATCGAACGCGGTTTCACCTGGAAAATCTCGCAGTGGCGCGACCCGGAAGGCCAGCCGCTGCCGCTGGCGCCGGTGATGGCGATCACGGCGCTGCGGCTGCGGCGGATGGATGACAGTTTCGAGCTGGTCGACCCGGCCCGCTACCGGCTGGAGGAGCACACGCACCGCCCGGTGCTGCGCCCGGTGGGCGCGATGCTGCCCGCGATCCCGACGGGCGGGGGCGCCGAGATCGGCCTGACCGCCGGGATGGGCGCGGATTGGGGCGCATTGCCCGCCGATCTGGGACAGGCGGTGCTGCTTCTGGCGGCGCATTACTACGAGTATCGCCACGAGATGGCGCTGCATGGCGGCTGCATGCCCTTCGGGGTGACCAGCCTGATCGAACGCTACCGGCCGCTGCGGCTGCATATGGGCGGTGCGCGGTGATGGCGCGGGTAAGATTGAACCGAAAGCTGGTGCTGGAGGCGGCGGAGCGCGCGCCCGACGGCGCCGGGGGCTGGGACGAAAGCTGGACGGTGCTGGGCACGCTCTGGGCCGATATCCGCGCCCGGACGGGCCGGGATGCGGGCGGTGAGGCGGCGACCCTGTCGCGCACCGGCTATCGCATCACGGTGCGGGCCGCGCCGCATGGGGCAGACTCGCGCCCCCGCCCCGGCCAGCGGTTTCGCGACGGCGCGCGGATCTTCGCCATCGAGGCGGTGGCCGAGGCCGATGCCGCGGGGCGGTACCTGACCTGCTTTGCCGAAGAGGAGCTGGCGATATGAGCTATGGCATGGCGGCGGCCCTGCAACAGGCCGTGTACCAGAGATTGAGCGGCGACGCGGCGCTGACGGCGCTTGTGGGCGGCGCGGTTTACGACGCGTTGCCGGCGGGCAGCCTGCCGCAGACCTATGTGGCCCTTGGCCCCGAGGATGTGCGCGAGCGCGCCGACAAAAGCGGCGCGGGAGCGTGGCACCGTTTCACCGTCTCGGTGATCACCGATGGCGCGGGGTTTCATGCCGCCAAGGAAGTGGCCGCCGCGGTCAGCGACGCGCTGTCGGGGGCCGATCTGAGCCTTGCGCGCGGCAGGCTCGCGGCGCTGCATTTCTACCGCGCCCGCGCCCGCCGGGAAGGCACGGGCGATGTGCGGCGGATTGACCTGACCTTTCGCGCGCGCGTGGAAGAGACCCTTTAACCAACTGGATTCGGAGTAGAAAAATGGCTGTTCAAAATGGCAAGGACCTGCTGATCAAGGTCGATCTGACCGGCAGCGGCAATTTCGAGACGGTCGCCGGGCTGCGCGCCACGCGGGTGAGTTTCAACGCCGAGAGCGTGGATGTCACCAGCCTGGAATCGGCCGGCGGCTGGCGCGAGCTTCTGGCCGGGGCGGGGGTGAAATCGGCCGCGATCAGCGGGTCGGGCATTTTCCGCGACGCCGCGAGCGACGAACGCGCCCGGCAGATCTTCTTTGACGGCGAGACGCCGGATTTCCAGGTGATCATCCCTGATTTCGGCACCGTCGAGGGGCCGTTCCAGGTGTCGAGCATCGAATATGCCGGCAGCCATGACGGCGAGGCCACCTATGAGCTGTCGCTGGCCTCGGCCGGCGAGCTGAGCTTTACCGCGCTGTGATGGCGGGGGACGGCGGCAAGAGCTGGGCCAACCCCTGGGCCGGGGAGGTGGCGCTGGTGATCGACGGCGAGCGTCATGTGCTCAAGCTGACGCTGGGGGCGCTGGCCGAGTTGGAGGCGGAGCTTGAGACCGGCACGCTTGTCGAGCTGGTCGCCCGGTTCGAGGAGGGCGCGTTTTCCACCCGCGACGTTCTGGCGTTGATCGTGGCGGGGCTGCGCGGCGGGGGCTGGCGCGGCCGGCCGGGCGATCTTGTCGCGGCCCAGATCGAGGGCGGGCCGGTCGGCGCGGCGCGGGCGGCGGCCGAGCTTCTGGCGCGGGCCTTCATGCAGCCCGGGGGGCCGGAATGACGGCGCCTGTCGACTGGCCCGGCTTGATGCGGGCGGGAATGCGCGGGCTGGGGCTGCGCCCGCATGAATTCTGGGCGCTGACGCCGGCCGAACTGGAACTGATGCTGGGCCGCCCCGGCGGGGTGGCGCCGCTGGTGCGCACGCGGCTCGACGAGCTGATGCAGGCGTTCCCGGACGCGGAAAGGGACAAGCGAGATGGATAGTTTCGACCGGATGGACGATCTCGACACGCAGGTCGAGGCGATGGAGGAGAACCTCGGCCAGGCCGCGGAGATGGCGGCGGCGTTCAATGGGGAGCTGGCGCGCGTGCGCGAAAGCTTTGCCGGCACCGGACAGGATGTCGCGGTGCTGGAACGGGGCATAAGCCGCGGGCTGAATAAGGCCATTCGCGGCGCGGTGCTGGAAGGCGACAGCCTGTCGCAAGCCCTGCACAACCTGGCCAACGCGATGGTCAACGCCGCCTTCAACGCCGCGATGCGGCCGGTGACCGACCATTTCGGCGGCATGATCGCGCAAGGCATCGGTTCGATCGTGAGCGGGGTGATGCCCTTTGCCAAGGGCGCGAGCTTTGCCCAGGGGCGGGTGCAGCCCTTCGCCAGCGGCGGGATCGTCAGCGGGCCGACCACCTTCGCGATGCGCGGGGGCACCGGGCTGATGGGCGAGGCCGGACCGGAGGCGATCATGCCGCTGTCGCGGGGATCGGACGGCAAGCTGGGGGTGAAGGCGCAGGGCGGCGCGCGCCCCGTCAACGTGGTGATGAACATCACCACGCCCGACGCCGAGGGATTCCGCCGCTCGCGCGGGCAGATCGCGGCCCAGCTTGGCCGGGCGATCAGCCGCGGCAACCGCAACCGATAAACGGGGGATAGGGTCATGGGATTTCACGAGATACGCTTTCCGGCATCCTTGAGCTTCGGCTCGATCGGCGGGCCGGAGCGGCATACGGATGTGGTGACGCTGGCCAATGGCTTTGAGGAGCGCAACACGCCGTGGCGGCATTCGCGCCGGCGTTACGATGCCGGGGT